TATTAAAGATGCAATAAAAAACCCTGGTGAATAACCAGGGTTTTCTTTTATCTGAACTGTTTATCTGTTGGTGACATTAAATATTATTGAATGGCCAGCAGTTGACATTAAAACAAATTTCTTCTCTTCAAAATCATAATATAAATGATTTTCATTACCATCAGGATTTTGATTATAGGCCAACTGAGTTAAACCAAAACCAAATAATAAGTCAATGCATTCTTCTGACCCAATGTTTTCCATAAACTCAATGAAATATTTTCCACTGTTGTACTTCTTAACAATAAAAAACTTCTTGTTTGAGTTATTGAAATATAAAACCATTTGCACTCTTTCATAGATAACCTTTGAAATAGCAAATATATCACCAATAACATTGTATCTACCAAATACTCTTAAGCTAGTAGCCTGAGTACGAGTCGGGTCATTACATATTTCAATTAAATTGTCCAAGGAAATATAAAGTTCCTGAGACATAATATCGTTCACTTTTTCCATTTACTAAACCTCACACACATTATAACGTATACTCTGATAAAAGTGCAACATCCTTGCAAAAATATATTTGTATGTGTTATAATATTGGTATGGACGAAGAAGAAGATTTTATCATTTCTGAAGAAGGTGTTATTCCCTACGTCAGAATCTATATCACTGTTGGAAAAGCTAATCACGATATGCTTGAAATAGATGAAATTATCGATGCCTTAACACAAGATAACAAATCACCTAGTGAAAACATTAAAGATATTATTGACAAGGGAATGGTTAATATCTACGCTTGCACATTTAACGAGACAGTAAAAGTATTATGAAGAGAAAAGATTTACTTATCACAGAATTGACACAGATGGAAATTGCAGAAAGGGTAGGCGTAGCTCAACCTTTAATAAGTAGATGGTTCTCAGGTTCTTGTATGCCTCGTCCTTCTACGATTAAAAGATTAGCAACAGCATTGGAAGTGAGCGAAAAGGAATTATTAGTCTATTTGTATGAAAAACATCAAAACCTGGCAAGATTATAAATACTCGAGGAAATTAAATCCTGGATATCCTAATCTTGCTGAGGATAAGTTTTTGCATAATCAACTACAAACAAGACATAGAGAAAAAGCTCTTAATGAAATAATCACCATCAATATGTCCCAAGTACACAAAATATGCAAAACTTATCATTGGTGTAATCTTGACTATGAAGACCTTATCCAATATGCAATAGAAGGAATCATAGCAGCAGCAGATAACTACAAACCTGAGAGTGGTAATAAGTTTTCAACATTAGCTTATCATTACATTTTAGGAAGAGTTAGAAGAGCAATCGAACAATACAATCACACTATTAAAATCCCAGCTCACATCAATTTAGCTAAACTAAGAATAAACCACCTTGACCTTGAAAAAGAAATAACCGATGAAGAGTTATTACCACTAGTTACTGAAAAATATTCCTTGTATTCATTACGCCAAGCAATAATAGCAAAAGGCATTAAAATACAAGAGTTCGACCCAACTTATGATGTTGATGTTGAGTTTGTAGAAAACCAAACTAATGAAGCTAACTATGCTATTAATCAAATACTCTCCACACTTAGACCTATAGATATCAAATGCATAGAAATGTACTTTGGTCTTAATAACAATCGAACACATTTTTACAAAGAGATAGATAAAGAGCTTAATGTTGATAGCGAAGGCATAATTAAACGAGCATTGATTAAACTAGGAAATATTAGTGGAATTGAGTCGTTTTTGGATTACTTAAAATGAGTTTAACTGAAGAAAAGAAACCAGAAGTTATAGCTTTACTATTACAAGGTATGACTATTAATGAAATCCATAGACAAACTGGTGTTGCAAAATCAGCTATATGGAGAATTAAAGATAGTATCATTGACGGCAAATATTCTGGTGCAATATTAGACCTGAGAGATAACTTATCAGAATATATTGCTCTTTCACTTAAAAAACATTTAGATGCAATGAACGCAATAGCAGAGGTGGCAGTTGAAAAAGATTACATCAGAAGTAATACCGCACGAGACGTTGCAAGCCTTCACGAGAGACTTGAATCTTGGTCACTTTCAATTCTCCAAGCCTCAAGTAACATTAACCAAAAACAACTTACCTCAAGAGACGAAACTATCGATGCAGAAATTATCGATGAGGAAGAAAAACCAATTTCATAAATATTTGACAGAAACATCTCCAGACAATTGGAATGTTAATGCAAAACATTTAAACTTAATCTGCGAATATTTACAAAAAGTTGCTGATGGTGAAATTAAAAGATTAGCTATCTCGTTGCCTCCAAGGTCAGGAAAGAGTGAAACCTGCTTACGCTTTGCCTCTTTTTTCCTAGAAAACAATGCAAATTCCAACGTTTTAGTATGTGGTTATAGTCAAAGTATTGCAAGAAGATTCTCACGCAAATCTAGACAAATATGCCTTGAAAGAACAGGATTAAATAATAGCCACCAAAGTATAGATGAATGGTCAATACCTAATGGTTCTACTTATTTTGTTGGTTCAGTTAATAATCCAAGAACCTCAATCGGATTCAACTTAATTCTGGCGGATGATTTGATTCGTAACCGTGAGGAAGCTAATTCATCTGTAATGAAAGAAAAGATTCGTGACTTCTACCGAGAGGATTTATATTCACGTTTAGAACCTTCAGGGGCAATGGTTTTAATTAACACTAGATGGAGTAATGATGATGTGATAGCTTTCGCAACAGAGCTAGACCCATCATTTGTAGTTTTAAATATTCCTGCAATTTGTGACGACCCAGAAAACGATTTACTAGGACGTGAGTTAAATGAATCTATATGGCCTGAGAGATATTCAACTCAAGACTATTTAGATATTAAATCAATTATGGGAACGATGGGTTTTAGTGCTTTGTATATGGGAAGACCTATTCCAAAAGAAGGGGCAATGTTTAATGTTAATTCTATCAAAATTGTTGACGATATTCCAAAAATGGTTAGAACTGTTAGGTCATATGATATTGCAAGTTCTAGTGGAAAAAATGACTATTCTGTAGGTGTTTTAATGGGAATAGATGTCAATAACTGTTATTACTTGTTAGATTTATGGAGAGAACAGCTTGGAACAAAAGACCGAGACGACAAGATTTTAAGGACTGCAGAGCTTGATGGTAAGACAGTTAAGATTACTTTACCAAATGACCCTGGAAGTGCTGGAAAGAGTTTAACATTTTACTGGACTAAGATGCTTGCAGGATATATAATAGAATTTGTAAGACCCACTAAAAGCAAAGAAGTTAGAGCAGAACCATTATCAGTGCAAATTAATAATGGAAATGTATTTATGAAAAGGGCAAATTGGAATAAAGATTTGCTAGATGAATTTGAAACATTTCCTTTTGATTCACACGACGATATTGTGGATGCTTGTGCAGATGCTTTTAATGATTTAACAACTAAAGCTATCAGGAAATTTAGAGCAATTTAATGAGAAAGAAAAGATTATATAACGTAGACCCAATATTAAGATTCAATGAAAAATATATTGTTGATTCTGAAACTGGTTGCTGGAACTGGCAAGCGCAAATTGATTATGATGGTTATGGAATATTTACTATTAAGGGTAAACCAATAAGAGCTCATAGATTTTCATATATGCACTTTAACGGACCATTAGTCAAAGAATTAGTCTGCTGTCATTCTTGTCATAATAGAGCTTGTGTTAATCCAAATCACTTAAGATTAGATTCTCAAAAGTCAAATATGATTGATATGGCATTGGCTGGAAATGGAGGAAGTCAAATATTATCATATCAAGAAGCATTTGACATTAAGGTAGCATTGAAAAATAGTTACCGTGGACAGATTAATGATTTAGCTCATTTTTATAAAGTATGCCGAAGTACTATTTCTGAGATAAAAAGAGGAATTAAATGGGCGCATATTTCAATACCGTAAAAATATAATAGATTAACATCAAGGATTTAAACACAATGGGCTTCTTCGATTTCTTACGACCATCAGCTAAAAACCAACCAATAGCAAATATAAGCCAGAACCTTCCACTGCCAACTGTAATGCGTGGACAAAACTACTTATCAGGTATTGGTTTACAAGACCTATTTGCTAACCTTTCTCGAAGATTACCAAACACATCTAAAGACTGGCAAAACATCTGTGGCGACTTGATGCTTAACTCCATCGTCGCAATAAGCATGGACTATTATATCAGAGGTTTTTCACAAGCCCTTCCAATGGTTTATAGACTTGTTGAAGGTAGCGATTCTGAATATGAAAAATATCCAGAACATCCTATGATTGCCCTTATATCCAATCCTCAATATCAATTAGCACCAACACGTTTCTGGTCCAACTGTATTATCGATTACAAAATTTACGGCAATGTTTATATCCGAAAGATTAGAAAATCAAAAGGCGGTCCAGTAATAGGATTGCAGTTTTTACCAAGTCAACAATGTCAGCCTGTTGGAGATAATATAAATCCAATCACACACTATAACTATGTTGTTGACGGTACTCCATATGCAGTTTCACCAGAAGATATTATTCACATAGCTTACGGCAGAGACCCAATTGATTATAGACTTGGTCGTTCTCCACTTATGTCAGTGTTAAGAGAAATAGCTACTGACAACGTAGCTTCATCTTGTGCTTTTGGTCTTATGAATAACTCTGGTCTTCCCTCTATTATGGTTAGTCCTGATGCTACTGACCAAATTGTAGACATTAGTGATGACGACCTTAGAACAATGAAGAGACGTTTAGAAGATTCATTTACAGGCGACAATGCAGGTTCTATCGCTGTTATGTCTGGTCCATTTAAAGTGGAAAAAGTATCATTCAGCCCTAATGAAATGGCTCTTGATTCTATTCGTCATACACCTGAAGAACGTATTTCCTCTGCAATGGGACTTAACTGTATGGTCCTTAACTTGTCTGCAGGCTTAGAAAACTCAACCTATTCTAATATGTTTGAGGCAGAAGCAGCAGCGTGGAATCAAGGTATTATTCCACTCTTAACTGTATTTGCAGAATCTATTACTCAAAACTTATTAGGTGAATTTCCTGAAACACAAGAGGGTGATTTTTACAACTGGGACCTAAGCAAAATTAAAGCACTGCAAGATGATAGTTTAAGTGAAGCAAAGAGAGCTGAAACATTATATAAGGCTGGAATTATCGATAGGTCAGAAGCTAAGAGAATTGTTGGATATGATTACAACGCTACTGATGAAGAGATTTACCATCCTCAAGGCACACCAATATCTACTCAAAACCCAAACTCTGATGTTGCTGGAAAAAGTATCAAAGCATCTTACAAACCAAATGCATCTATGGTCACTAACGCTAAAAGAGCATTAAAGTGGAAAGATGAAGGCAGAGACGGTGGAACAATCATCGGTTTAACAAGAGCAAATCAAATTGTTAACGAAGAAAACTTATCAGAAGATACTGTTGTTAGAATGTATAGTTTCTTCAGTAGACACGAAGTAGATAAAAATGCAGAAGGATTTAACTCTGGCGAACAAGGATATCCAAGTAACGGTAGAGTAGCCTGGGACCTTTGGGGTGGTGATGCTGGATTTACTTGGTCAAAAAATATAGTGGACAAATTGCAGGATTAACGTATAATAATAGTGTTCTTAATTGTTTACTGGTTCATAAATTTCCTATTCCTAAACGAAAATAACCCCTGGAGTAAAATCCAGGGGTTATTTGTTTATTTATTTGGAGAATATCCAAAAGTATAAGCATAAAAACCTCTTGCATTGTCTTCTTTGCTTACATATTGAGCCTTGACAAAATCCATAACCCACTTATTTTTATATTGTTTCTTAATACCAAGAGTTTCTGGTTTTGAAACATCTTCAAGATATAAGTCATTAATCATTGCAAACTTATATAACTCTTCCAAATATTCTTCACTAATCCCTTTAGACTTATCTCTTACAACAATACAACCACATTGACCTGATTCAAAAACTCTAATGCTTTTTGTGTTCTTAAACATTTCATTCCAACTTTCTATAAACTTCCTACACCAATATAATAGCATAGGTTATAAAGTAATGCAAGAAAAAACCCTCATATTTCAGAGGGTTTTAAGTTTAAGCAAGTTGGATGTAAAGAGAAAGTTCTTTTTTCTTTACCAACTTCCAAATATCATCTAAGGTAAAAGGACCATATTCAGTCTCATAACCTTCTACTAAACCGTGAAATACTACGCTACCACTACTCCAATCAAAATCCTTAAAATTAACTTGCCATTTCCATCCAATTTCAGGACAAATAAAAGTAAACCAAGTTCTATTAATTTTATTTGAAAGATTAACTGAAGGAATGTGGTCAATCATAAAATAAAGTTTTTCAATATTCACTTCATTTTCATTAAAACCATCGTATAGTTGTTTCCAGTTTTTCTTTACATCAATCTTTTCATTAACACCACCCAAATCAATAATATCTACAAGAGAGATGTTTACTGTTTGCGATACAATTCCAAGATTACTAAGCAACTGTTCTAAAGACATTTCGTTCAAACCTTTCATTCAACTCATCAACAGATATATAATAGCATACGTTATAAATGATTGCAAGAAAATAGATGGGTTTTTTTCAAGACAGATTCCGAATAAAACAGTGCGCCATATTTATTTCTTAAAATAAAACCTAACGAAAAAAAGTCACTACCACATCTAGTGGCTTTTTTGTTGTTTAACTATATAACGATAGAGTGTATAATATTATTATGACACACAAGGACATTATTACAATCACAGCATTTAAAGAGATGGGTTTTAAGAACATAGATTTAAAATATATCTCTGACATTAAACTCAACAGGATTACTTGTGAGATGGATATGAAAGTTGGAAAAGGTACATATACGATACCATTTGAAGCTTTTTGCAATCCATCAAATAAAATAACTCTTTCAAAACATTTCCTTTTTGCAGAAGTGGTGAAAATGTTAGAGGAATTTAATGCACTCGACTATAAATCAAAAGTATCTTATTTAGAAAAGTTAGGTGCAAAACAATGAAACTAGGCGAATATATTTTAAATCTTCTTATTAGGCAAATGACAGAAAAGAATGATAGATAAATTATTACTATTATTTTTTGCCTTATTTAACTTGTATTTACTCTGGCGAATTGACAAAATAGAGAAAGAACGACCAACCTACCATGATATTAAAAACATATTTGAGATTCTTGTCGATAAAATAACAAGGAATGAATATGACACAAGTATATGATTGGATTACTAAATTTAATAAAATGGTATAATCTAATCAGTTCTCAAAAACTGCTCGACAAAACCTGTGGGGGAGGGAAAACCAGCCGTAAAAAAGCTGGTTTTTCTTTGTTTATAGGTTCAAAAAACAACTATAACCATTTCAGTGTAATATTTTTAATATCTTATATATCGTAAAATAATATTAGAATTGGATATTAGAGGATTAATTGTATGTTTAAAGCAAAACCTGAAGATTTAAAAATGGATGACTATGTATCTTGGGGTACTTCTGCGTCTGATGCAAGAGGTAAGATTGTAGATATTCGTACAGATGGCGAAGTGCAGTCATCAATCTCAGACTATACTTTAACTGGAACACCTGAAGACCCTGTATATCTTATTAAATTAGTGCAAAAGGATCAAGACGGTAAAGATGTTTTGACCGACCAAACAGTAGTCCATAGAGCTGATGCATTAAGAGTTATTCCAGACCCTATTAAATCAATGAAAACTTTTTACTCATCAGAAATTAAAGCCAAAGAAAATGGTGTTGTTGAGGGTTATTTAGTACGCTTTGGCAATTCTAATGACACTGATTTAGAAAAGGATTATTTTACAAAGTCCACTGATTTTGGATTTGAATTTGATAATGGTGAAAGTCATAAGCTTGGTCTTTATTACAACCACGGAATGGACAAGACTTTAGGCACAAAAAAGATTGGCTATGGCACTGTTAAGATGGATGATAAAGGTCTTTGGTATTCAGCACAACTAGATATGGCTGATGAATATTCTAAGATGATTTATGACCTTGCTAAAAAAGGTCAATTAGGTTTTAGTTCTGGTTCCGCTTCTCATATGGTTGAAAGAGAAATGATGGGCAAGTCTTATGAAATTAAAAGATGGGCACTTGCAGAAGCATCATTAACACCTACACCTGCTGAATATCGTAATAAAGCTGAAGCAAAGAGATATTTTGATGAAGAAGGCAGATATGTTGACTATACCGAAAAGGAAAAAAGAGAAATGTCAAAGAAATCTGAAGACGAATACGAATCAGAAGATGAAAATGTAGACGATATGGTGGAAGGATTAATGATGATTAATGCTACACCAGAAGAAATTGCCTCTATTATTTATGATGGAGTCGAGGAAGATTTAGTTGCTGATTCAATTCACTGCCTCTATAAGCGAATGATAGAGGGTGTTTTAGGTGTGATTGAGTCTAATGGTGATATTGCTACTATTAATGCAGTAGTTCAAGGATTCCACGACAGAGTTTTAATGGTTGCAGATAAGTATGTTGCAATGCCAGAAGCTCAAATGTCTATGGAAATGGAAGCAATGAAGGGTATAGTTGCTAAATCACCTGAAAATATTAAACAATGTGAAAGAGCCTTGCGTGATGCTATGGACCTTTCTCGCAGCCAAGCTAAGGGTTTGGCAAAATTGGTTTGGTCTCATTTGCGTGATGTAGATGATATTCAAGAACCAGAAATTAAAAAAACAATTGATATTGATAAAGAGGCTGAAAGAAATGCATTACTTACAGCAGCTTTGAAATATTTAATTTAAGTCGAAGTACAAGACTAAGGTAAAAAAAATGACACTTGAAGAAATCCAAGCCAAAATCAAAGACAATGCGATTAAGGCTACTGAAATTCTAGAGCTTGAAAATGCAGATACAGTTGCAGCTAAAGCTCTAATCGAAGAAAACAAAGCATTGGAAGAAAAAGCAGAGATGATTAAAGCTCTTGCACAAGTTCCTACTGCTACTCCAGATAACGTAGAGGTTAAAAAAATGTCCGATATTATCATTCCTAGCTCTTCATCTTTTAAAAATGTTAAGGGCTTTTCACCAGATTCCCGTGCAGAAAAAGAAAAGATGGGTTATGCTTTTGGTCAGTTGGCTAAGATGGTTGGCCGTGGTGACAAAAAAGCTCATCAGTGGTTGGTCGAAAATGGTTTTTACACCAAGGGTCAGAACGAAACAACCGATGCAGACGGTGGATATTTAGTTCCACAGATTCTTGCAAGAGAAGTTATTTTCTTGCGTGACCAATATGGTGTTATGAGACAAAATGCTCGTGTCATGGGTATGTCAAGCGATAACTTGAACGTTCCAAAGAACACTGCTTCAACAACTGCTTACTGGCCAGCTGAAAACACCAACATCACTGCATCACAGGTAACTTTTGCAAACGTTCAAATCCTTGCTAAGAAGCTTGCTATTCTTACACAAGTATCTTCAGAACTTCAAGAAGACTCCATTGTTGATGTCGGTGCTACATTGGCACAAGATATGGCATATGTAATGGCATACAATGAAGACCTTGCAACCTTCTTAGGTGATGGTACTTCCACTTATGGTGGTATTACTGGTGTTGTTCCACAGA